GTCGGTAGTTGTTTGTTCCAACAATGGATCAATGGCAGCATTTACAATGGGTGCTTCTTGGTTAATGGCGGGTGACAGAGTACAATCTGCGGGATGGAGTGATCCATGCGCAGACTCGCCCTCGGTGACCAGGCCTTGTTCGACCACCAAGTTAGCCATCCACCTTTCATAGTCTGCTGATAAATCATACGGAATGAATTTTCCCGTATCTATATCATAGACCATGCAAAGGTTAGGACACCTAACAGCAGATTTACAGCTCTGCAAAGCGTTGTCAGTCTCAGATTTACAGCTCTGAGGGGCATTGTCAATCTCAGATTTACAGCTCTGAGGGGCAATTTTCTGAGAAATGGAAAGGCTCTCTTCAACCTTGGGTGATACACCCGAAATTACACAACTGTCGTTAGTAGTAATACTCATGATATTTAATCCCTGAAAACGAACAGTGGAAACTGAGAAATCAAACACACGTTTTAACACGTTAGCTTGACTGTCTTCAAAAATCGGAATACCGTGAGTATGAGTACAGAACTCCTTGTCTAGTTTACACACACTGTTCAATCCTTGTCGAAATTTATTAAAATACTCGGCACCATGAAGGGCAGCTTCGTTAGAAGCTTCCTCAACCTGGGCTTGTATAGTCCTAAAGTCGGCACGATCGACGTATGTATAGTTAAACTGTTGTTCTATACTCTCCTGATCAAGTGGCGCTAAGTACACGTTATTAAATTTCACAAACTTGCGTTTGAGAAACTGAATATCGAAAATACTTTTCTGCGCCACTTCACCAGTCTGCTTTTCGGCAGTTGTGTAATCTTGTCCTAGGTCCTCTCGCATGATTTTAGACACAGCATTAAATGTATAATGGGTCTTACTTTCATTTGAACAGAACACAACATCGTCACCAAAACACGTGAATCCGATATTTGACCTGAAATGGGTCAAACCAACGGATCCAGATATTTTTCGATAGCAATACCAATGGTAAAGTAAGTTGACAATACAGTTTACAACAGTGGTCATTGGGTTTCCTGAAGGGTTCCCATGTTTGACCAAGTGAACGGTTTTACCCGACACATGAAAAGTCTCGACATATTCGTCCCAAAGTACTTCCATAATTTCCCGATAACGGTCTCCCTGAATGTTACAGATGGTGTCTATTACAACATCACCTGCGGCACGCATGAAGTCCGCTCGTAGATTTCCATCATAAGATGAAAAATCTGCATCGGAAAAGTTTGGACCTACTTCTAGGAGTGAATTTGCAAGCTCTGTCCATTCTGCTGAAACTGGATTGATACCTACAGAGTGAAACAAAAATCGACGGTTGTCCGTCCATGCCTGTTTGAACTTACCAAAGTACTTTTTCCCAAGATAGACCGTACAGAAGGGGGCAGCAGTGAAAAGACGAGTCTTTCCTACGCCAGCCTTACTGATGGGTCTAGTCTCATCCTTTAGACAATTCTTCCAAAG